CGCACAGTGGTCGGATTACTCAGGTTCGTTTGCACAGCCTGCTGTTCAGCAGGGCGCATTTGACGCCGAGTACAATCTGAAGTTGATGATTACTCCTGTTCCGTTTCTCGGAATGGAAGGTGTCGTTCAGCAGGACCACGCAATCATTCCATTGATCGAAGCTCGTATGAACGATGCTACGAACGTGATGATGGACGCGATGGCTTACGCGCTTTACAACAACACGACGAACACTCAGCAGTTTATTGGCCTTCCAGCCGCTGTTGATGACGGCACGGGTACAGCGACTTACGGCAATATTAACCGCAACACCTACACTTGGTGGCAGTCTAAGGTTTATAACGCCGGTAACGTTAACCCAACCCGTCAGAACGTTCTCCAGTACATTTCCGGTACGGTTAAGAAGGGTGCGGAAGTACCTACCTTTGGCGTATGCGGTTTTGGTACGTGGACGCTTCTCGCACAGGACTACGTTGGTCAGGAACAGTATGTCATCACTCCGGGTCACGGTTTTGATGGCGACAACAACGGCCCACAGGCCGGTTTCCGCGCCCTCATGGTTGCTGGCGTTCCGATCTACCCTGATCCGTATTGCCCAGAAGGCACGCTCTATCTCCTCAACACCAACTATCTCTCGCTCTACATCCATGAGCAGGGCCAGTTTGTGTTTACAGGTTTCGAGAGCACCTTGCCTAACTGGCAAATTGGTTATGTTGGCGCTGTCTTGACGATTGCCGAGTTGGTAAACGTGAAGCCAAAGGCCATGACCAAGGTGACGGGCTTCAACTCGATCACGCTGTAAGGAGATAGCAAATGGCTCTCGGATTAAACAAAATTCTTGTCAGTAACGTTCTGACAAACCAAGCTGCTTCTTACTTCACCACAACCACGGTTTCAAGCGTTGGTAGCGGTAACGCTACTACGATGACCAACGCGCAGTTCATTCCTGCTGGTATGTATCTTCTTCCTCCGACTGCAAACGTCGTGATTGAGATCAATACTGGTGCGTCGAACGTAAACGCTTGGGCTACTTTGCTTGCGAACAACACTGGTGGCACTTTGTTCTCGGACGGCTGGAACGTTCGTGCAAATGCTACCACTGGTACGCAAACAGTAACGCTTTACACAGTGGCTGGTGGACAGAACGCAACTGGACAATACAACTCGTAAGGAGCGCTGAACTATGGCTAACATGGACTCAGTGGGCCAGTATTATCAGAACTCGTTTGGTAACTTTCGTATTACCAGCGCGGGTCCGGTATCACTCTCCTCGACCGGCAATGCGGTTATCGCCCTTCCCATCCTTTCGGGTGGTACGGGCGGTACAACTCAGTACATTGTTCGTCGTATCACCGTAGCGAATTTGACCAACACGGCAGGCGGCTCCGCGCCAAATGCTGCAACGGCCAACATTTCGTTCGGCACGACTAACGATGGCGCTAACCTTGTGACCTCAAATACGGTTCTCACAAACCTGACGGGTGCAAGCACGTATGCTGACGTTACCTTAGCAACAGCAGCGAACACGGGTACGTTCACTGCCAACGCTTTGTTCTTAAACGTCAACACCAACGTAGCAAACGCTCAGGCTTTGATTGCTGTTTACGGCGACATTGTAGTGTTCTGATGGTTTGGGTAACAAACACTTCAGACGAGTTCTTTGTAACAAATTGGGATGGGAAGCCTCACAGCTTTCCTCCCAATAAGTCTGTAGAACTTTCTGAGGATTTGGCTCGTGTGTTTTTTGGTTACGGCGTTGAAGACAAAGTACCAACACTGGCTAGGCTCGGCTGGACAAAGTTTGCAACCGACGTTCCTAAAGCTATGGAGCGTCTCAATAAGTTTGTGATCTCTGATAACCAGCCAAAAACCTACCACAATGCGTCCCCAGTGGTAGCTCAAGTACCCTTCCCTGCGTCGCGGCAGGGAGGGGGAAAAGGCATAAAGTGATGTGGATTACAAATGACAACTCTGTCCGATTACATCACTCAGACGCGCAGGCTTCTGCACGACGCTAACGCCAATTTTTGGACGGATGTCGAACTTACTGACGACATTAACAGTGCTCGAAACCGACTGGTGCGCGACACCGGCATCAACCGTGTTTTGCAGCCTTATGCAAGCGTAACCAATCAAGAAGTTTACCAATTTTCTGATTTGCCTCAAGGGCTTCAGACGATGGATGTGGTCAACGTCAATCTTTATTGGGGAAATACGCGCATCCCGCTTCGTTACCTTCCTTGGACTCAGTTCAATGCTGAATTGCGGTTCTGGCAAAATTATGTAGGCAGACCAATTGCTTTTAGCATGTATGGTCCTAATTCGTATTATCTAGCTCCCGTACCAGATCAAGTGTACACGATGGAATTGGATACGGTTGTCGAGCCTACGCCTTTAGTTAACCAAGCTGACATTGAAACTCAAATTGTTGCTCCGTACAATGATCCAGTGTCTTTTTACGCGGCGCATTTGGCTAAATTTAAAGAACAGTCTTACGGCGAAGCCGAATTGTTTAAGAAACAATACGATAGCAAGGTGCAAAACCTTCAGATGACGACGTTTACTCGTCGTATGCCTGATCCGTATTCAAGGCCATACTAATGGCAGAAAAATCTCCTGAGCAACGCAAGCAATATCAGGTTGTTAAGAGTTTCAAAGCGCTCAACACCAAGGCAAACCGCACAGCTATTGGTGAAGAAGAGTTTGCTTGGATTGAAAACATTCATCCTATCGGCTTTGGCAATCTAAAAGTCGTACCTTATGCTTCAAATGTTACCATTACTGGTACCAATTTGGCTTGGGCTAACGCAGTTTCTTCGTTTTTTAGCGTCAACGTTAACAATAACGATTATGTTTTGGCCTTTGAAGCCAATGGTGGTTCAGAATATTACAATATAACCACGGGAACACAGGGTACTGTTGCGGTTGCTGGTACTTTTTCCAACGCAAGTGTTCGCGTCAAACAATGGAAAAATGAACGCGCTATTATCAGTGACCCACAAAAAGGGTATTACACTTGGGACGGTGCAAACCTTATTACGATTGGTTCTATCACGTCTATTGGCGTTAGTTACCAAGGCGCAAAATATATCAATCCACCGACGGTTACAATTAGTGCGCCCAATCAGACAAACGGCGTACAAGCCAATGCTGTTGCGTTTATTTCTAACACCGCAGGCACAATTCAATCAATTACAATGACTGCTCCAGGCACAGGGTACACTTCTGTTCCTAACGTAGCCATTTCGGCGCCAGGCAATCCTTACGGTACTCAAGCAGCCGGTTCTGCAATCCTTTCTGGATCAACTATTGCCGGTATTTCAGTTACAAATCCTGGTTCTGGGTACACTTCCACACCAACAATTTCAATTACAGGCGGCGCCGGTTCAGGTGCAACGGCTGTTGCACAGCTTGGATCTGGTATTGTTTCATCTATTTCAATTACAGAACCTGGAACGGGTTATACAGCTACACCAACTGTAACCATATCTGGCGGACAAATTGCTAACCTGACTATTAATAACGTAGCTCGCACAAGCAACGTGGCTACAATTAACGTAGCTTCAATTCACAGTCTTTCGGTTGGTGATAAAGTTACAATTAACGTTACTACAAATACCAGTTTGAACGCATCAAACACGGCTGTTACTTCGGTCGTTAACACTACTGCTTTTAGTTATGTAAGCACTGGTGCTAATATTACGGCTGTATCCGATACTGGAACGGTGTCTTTTCCGCCAGCTACGGGTGTTGTTGGATTTACAAGTTTTGCCAACTCAACTGTCGGTGCTGTTTTAACTGGCACAGGTACTGGATACACGTCAACGCCAACAGTAACCATCACCGCGGCTCCTGGTGGCGGCACTAACGCGGTTGCTACGGCAATTGTTACCGGAGGAATTGTTAGCCAAATTATTGTGACCAATCCAGGTCTAGGTTACACAAGCACGCCAACCATTTCGATTAGTGGCGGCGGCGCAATAACCAACGCAACCGCAAAAGCTGTCCTTACAACTAATCCAAACGTTGATATTGCATCATTCCAAGGTCGTGTGTGGATTGCTCAAGGCCGTACCGTGTATTATTCGGCAGCGGGTTCATACAATGACTTTGTTACCGTTTCTGCTGGCAATATCACCCTTCAAGACGACACCTTGCACAGCAATATTACAGGCTTGAACTCAGCCAATAACTTTTTGTATGTGTTTGGTGAAGATAGCATCAACGTATTTTCAGATGTTCGCGTAAGTTCGACAGGTCTTACTTCATTTACCAACACCAATGTGTCTGCGTCGGTCGGTTCTAAACGTATCAATGCTATTTTCCCATACTTTCGTTCATTATTGTTTATGAATGACTACGGAATTTATGCTCTTGTTGGTGCTACTACGACCAAATTGTCTGACTCTTTGGACGGTATTTTTCCTTTAATTGATTTTACCCAACCGGTAAGTGCCGGTCAGGTTTTGTTAAACAATATCCTTTGTGCGGCGTTTAATTTTACCTACAACGATCCTGTTCAGGGTGCTCGTTCTCTTCAAGCCGTGTTTTTTGATAAAAAATGGTTCCTAACAAGCCAAGGAACGCTTTCTTATGTAACAACCGTGCCAACTGCGGGCGGCATTGGTTTATATGCAACAGCGGGTACTAACCTTGTTAAATTGTACTCGAACTCAACAGCAGGCATAAGTTCAAATTTAACCAGTGCTTTGTGGCCTTTGACAGACATTATCAGGGATAAACAAGCTCTGAAATTAGGCATTGAAGCCACAACAACTAGCGGCGTTATCTTATCTACGACCGTTGATAGCGAATATCAAAGCAGTCCAGCGTACACGTTAACCAATTACATTACTTGGACAAACAAATTTGGTGTTGTTGTTACATGGACTAACAATTCATCTGCCGTGGTTAATTGGTATCGTACAGGATACGAGTTATTTAAGTCTGATGCTCAACAATATGGCAAATATCTTGGTTATACGATAACATCCACATCACCTAATTTTGTCTACAACACGCTTGAGCTGGAATACGAATTAAGGGCGAGGTTCTAATGACTGTTCCGTACACTTTTGCAACACAATCCAATGCCATTCCGCTATCTCAGCTTGATAGCAACTTTGCCACGGCAATTACATTGGGTGGAACGCCCCTGTATTTGGGTAACACAACCACTTCGGTGAGCAATCTTACGCTTTCAAACGTCACCATCTCGTCTGTTGGCTCAACTTTTCCCAATAGTTACCTTTCTAACAATACTGTAATTTTGGGAAGTACAACATTAACACTTGGTTCAACTACTACTTCGGTTAGCAGCTTAACGCTTAATAATTCTATTATAAATACTCGTGCAACGTTAATTACAAATGCTACAAGTGTTACCATTAATGCAGATACAACTGATTTTGCTTATCAAATAAACACTCAAGCTGTTGGTACGCTTACAATCAACGCTCCTACTGGAACGCCTGTTAACGGTCAAAAATTTATTTTCAGGTTGCAATCAACAAACATACAAACATTTTCTTTCAATGCAATATTTACTGGTTCAACTGACCAATCGTTGCCTGCTTCTTCATCTGGATCAAGTAAATACGATTATATGGGATTTGTTTATAATTCTACATCTTCAAAATGGAATATGATTGCTAAAAACTTTGGCTTTATTTCATAAGGATTTGTTATGCGTGCTGCATCAATCAACATAAATACAAATGTAGTTGAAGGTTTTATTGTTGCTGATGCTACAATTGATACACCTTCTGATGGAACGTATTTGGTTAATGTTGACAATAACATTCCTGTAAATTTTGGATGGATATATGATCCAAACACAAATTTGTTTGTTGATCCTAATCAAACGGTAGGCCAATAATGGTAAATAAAGTTATATTTATTACAAGTGGTACAACTTTTACTGTTCCGTCTGATTGGAACAATGCAAGCAATACTATTGAAGCCATTGGCGGCGGTGCTGGCGGTGTAAATAATACAATTGCCGGTGGCGGCGGCGGCGGTGCTTACACGTTATTAACAAATTTTCAACTTTCTCCTAGTAGCGTTATCAATATTCAAATTGGCGCTGGTGGAATTGTTGCAACATCAGGAACAGATACTTGGTTAAATAAAACAACCAATGCTGCTCCTTCATCGTCATTAGACGGTCTTTTAGCAAAAGCTGGACTTACAGGAACTACAGGAACAGGCGGCACGGGCGGTACAGCAGCCTCTTGTGTCCCATCTGTTGGCGCTTTTTCTGGTGGTAATGGCGGTGGAGCAACCGCGAGTTCTACTAAAGGCGGCGGTGGTGGTGCGGCTGGTCCAAGTGGAGCTGGTGGAACAGGCGGACAAGCGTATACTAGTGCAGGAATAGCTTCGGGTGGTGGCGGCGGCGGTAATAATGGTGCAACGGGTGGTGCTGGAACCGTATCTGCGGGCGGCACTGGTGGTAATGGCGGCGGTGCGTCAGGCGGTTCGGGTGGCGCTGGAGCAACCGCAGCAGCAGTTTCTGTTGCCGGTGGTGTTGGAACGGGCGGCGGTGGCGGTGGCGGTGGTTTTTCATCTAATGCTCCGGGTTCAGATGGCGGTGCAAGTAATCTTTGGACTGCTACGGCTGGCGGTACAGCAGGGCCGGGAGGCGGCGGCGGTGGTGCCGTTGCCAACAATCAAGTCAGCGGTAATGGTGGACTATATGGCGCTGGTGGTTCTGGTAGAGGACAATCGGGTGGTACAGGTAGTTTAGGTGCTCAAGGCATTATCGTGATAACTTACACACCTTCTTTAATTTCAGCTTCAACCGCAAACTTCTTTGAGTTTTTTTAATGAACCAAGACTTGCTCAATCTTTTTTTTGGAAGCGCGGTGGTTGCCATTGGGTGGTTTATAAAAACCCTATGGAACGAACACCACGACCTTGACCGAGAAGTGCGTGACGAGTTTGTTCGAAAAGACGATTATCGAAACGATATCCTTGAAATTAAAGACATTTTGAAACAAATTTTTGATAAATTGGACAAGAAAGCAGACAAATAATGAATTTTGATACCCTTTCCATTGTTGAATTTGGTGACAAGGAAGGGCTTCAGAGGTTCTTGTTTGAAAACTCTATTCAACATCAATTGTTTAGAGATCAATTTTTTGACAAAGGTTTGACCGTTCCAGCATTTCCGTTATATGAAGCAGATCCAGACAATCTTGATGATTGGTTGTTAGCGCATCAAGTAGAACATCAGTTCTTTGCAGCTCAATTAGGATTATCTAATCCTTTCAATATGTTAGATGCTGATTTTGGTAAGCAAGATGACTTTTACGATTGGTTGGGGCAACATCTTTCGGCGCATGAACAAATAGCAGCATCGTTAGGATTAAATTGATGGTTACTCCCGCAGAGCCAGTGCTTAAAACTAAGATGCCTCAAGTTGGCGATATGAAAATGCCAGCTAAAAAAATGCCATCTAAAAAACAAGCCAATTCGTCTGACATCATTGAACAGACATTAAAGAACCAACTTAGCCCTCAAGACGTAAAAGGTTTTATGGCTAGTTTGGCTGCTTTGGTGCAATCAAATATGGCTCAAATTGTTCAAATTGGGCAAACTGCTTTTGTTTTTAACAAAGTTGATACCCAAGGCAAGCCTTTGCCAGAGGGAACGGTGATGATGTTACCGTTTACGATGGAAGCAGAAACCTTTCCTAGTCGTTTAAAAGTTTTGCCAAATACGTTAAAACAAATGGGCGTAAAACGGGTTTTATCCGTATCTGACAGCCCTAAAGACGTTGAACTTGCTAAGATGATAAGTCCAAACGTGCAGTCAAAGCAGATGGTGCAACAAACCAGACGTGGCCCCGTAACCATGTATTCAATACAGGTGGATTTATGAGCTGGATTGGCGATATGTTTTCAGATGTTGGAAGAGGAACAACGCAAGCCTATCATCAAGCTGAAAGCTTTGTTGGCAGTGCTGCTCCTTACATTGAAGTAGCTGCTTTGATGCTTGCTTCAACGGTTGCTGCTCCTTTTGTTGCAAGTGTTATTGGCCCTGCTGTGACAAGCATTCTTGGTGCAGAAACGGCAGGCTCGGTTATAGCTGGAACGGCAACTGTAGGCAGCGTTGCAACGGGCGCTATTACTCAAGCGGGTGTAAGTGCTGCTGAAGCTGCATTGACGGGTGGAGATCCTGCTAGAGCTGCTGAGTTTGCTGCTCTTGGCTCTGCCGTAGGAGACATTGCAAGTGGCGCTGCTGCTGGTGAATTAGGTGCTAGATCAGCTACGGGCGGATATAGCGGTATTCCATCATCTCCAGCAGTAGCTCCAAGTTTAGCAGGCTCGGCGGCTTTGGGTACAGGGTTAACTAAAGGTGCTGGCGCGTTAGCGGGAACAACAGCCACTCAATTTGCCGGTGGAAAACCTTTAGATGCTGCTCTTCAACAAGGTTTATATAGCGGAGCCACAACAGGTATCAGCAGTGCGCTTGCTAAGGGATTGGGTGTAGAAGGCCAAGGAATTGGCAACAGAGCAGCTCAACAAGCATTACAAACAGGTTCTGAAAAACTTGTATCAGGCGTTACAGGGTATTCTCCTACTGTATTAAATTATCAACCTCAAACGCAATCTACTACGCAACCTAGCGCTCAGATAACTTCAACATTGCCAAGTCCGACACTGGGCCAATCTCTGTCAATTGCGCCAAGTTTGGGTTATACTCCTGGCGAAACGGTTTTTGGTTCTAGTGACATTAAAGGCGACAAATCTAAAGTTTGGAACGTCGGCTCACTTAGAAACGTAGGTTCTGCGGAGGCTTAAATGGCTGAAGATTTCTTTAGTTTTTTGTTTGGTGGAGGCGGTGGCGGTCCAGACGTAACTTCACCACAACCGACAACGACTTCAACACCGGATTATGGAATGGGAGAAGGCGTTGTTCCTACTCCTCCTGTTTCTACGCCTGAGACGTATCAAAACGTTTATACAGGCCCAACGTCCTATGCCACGCCTGCTCCCGATTTGTATGCTTATAATCAAGCTGCACAGGGAATGGGTTATCAGCCTGTAACTGATACCGCCACAGCACCACAAGCTGGCGCTTTACAAAATCTTGGCAAAACTCTTGGCATAAACACAACTGCTGATGCTTTAAAAGCAGCTTTAGGCGTAGGTGGTGGCCTTATGGCTTATACCGGCGCACAAAAAGGCGCTCAACAAGCTCAAGATATTGGTCGTCAAATTCAAGATGCTTATACTCGTCAAGCGGAAGCCTACAAAACACAAGCTCAACCTTTAACAACAGCTGGTGGCACTCAACTTTCTCCGGCTTTGCAAGGCACATTTGCTCCTGCTCAGGCTCAACAATTCCAAGCGGCTGAAGCGCAATTGGCACAAGGTGCTGAACGTGCTGGTGGTTCTATGGGTGCGGTGCAATCAACAGAAGCATTAAGCCGTATTAGACAACAATTGTTAGATGGTCAGACACAAACAGCGTTAGCGCTTCTTGGTGCTGGTGATCCAATTATGACCAGTGCTATCCAAGCAGAGTTGAATGCAACCAAGGAAGGCTTGTCAACTTCGTTGCAATACACGACTGCGGCAAATGATGCTTCTTCGAGATTGATGATGCAGCTTGCACAAATGGGAGCAAAAAATGCCTGATCCAATTAAAGACTTAGCAGGCCTTCTTCCAGATCAATTTTCCAGTTTGCTCGAAAAATCTGCTGCGGCTGCTGCTCCTGAGTATGGAAAAATTACTGGAGCCGAAAAAGAATTTGCCAAGACTAAAGGCGAACTTGGAATTAAAAAAGCTGAAGCTGAAGCAAAATATGCCAAAGCAGGCGTTGGTGGTGAGCAAGCTGTCTATAAGAAGTTTGATAAACAGCTTATGGAGCCAGCTCCTACCATTCAATATAGCGAAGAAACTTCAAAAAGCATGTCAAGCCTTGCAACGCTCTTGCCTGTTGCCGCTATGATGTTTGGCAATAAGAGCCAGTTGAGTGCTATTGGTGCTATGAACGCCATGTCCGGTGTGCTTGAAGGCCATCAACAGGGCAACAAAGAACGCATTGCGCTTGAAACTAAGAATTTTGAGCAAAAAATGAACGAATTTAAGACGCATCAGGAACAAATTAAGGGTGCTTTTGAACGCGCTTTACAGGCGGCTAAACTGAATGCTTCTGCCGCTCAAGCAGGGTTAAAAGTCGATCTTGCCAAGTTAGATGCTCAGTTATTGAATGCAGAAGTTGACCAAAAGGGCGTTACTCGCGCTTCGATGGATAACCTTGCCAGAATTGACAACGTTACAAAAGCGGTTGAGCAAAATTTAACTCAAATGAATAAGGCTTCTTTGGCTGCTACACAAGGATTTGGCGCTACGGCTGAGCTTGGTCGGTTAGTTGGGCCAGAATTAGCTTATGGAACTGATGAAAAAAGCGCTGGAGCAGCTCTTGATAGATTTAAAGCTATTAAACAAGTGCGTGATCTTAAAACTGCCGCGGACGATCCAGACATTAAATTTGGTGAAGTGCCGTCAATGTTTGCTCGCGTTGGTGGTTTGTTTCAAAGAAACGTTAGCGATAGTTTTTCGTCCAATCTTAAACCATTGGAAGGGAAAGAAATTAGTCCAGCAGAACTTTCCGCTGTGGTTGATAAAAGTTTAACAGATGCTGGTTTGAGTGCTGCTGACAAAAATAGTGTGTTCTACAAAAACGCAATCTTTACAATTCTGGCGGCTGAACGTGCGGCAACTGGTCGTAGTTTCTTGCCTGTTGGTATCGTAAATCGCCTTACACCTTTGCTTGACCCTAAAGGTCTTTCTAAAGCTGGTTTTTTGCAAATTATGAACGATTACGAAATTCGTATTTCTCAAGGATTACCACCACAATCTATTGATCGTGCAATGAAAAACTTAGGTGGTCCAACAAGCACTACTGCTACGCCTGCCGCACCCGCTGCCGCTGAAGACCCACTTGGATTAAGGACTCCGTAACATGGCTGATCTTAATTTTGAGGACGTTCGAAAGAAATTTCCTCAGTACAACGATTTATCAGACGATCAGTTAGCGCAAGGACTTCACAAGAAGTATTACGCAGACATGCCATTTGAACAATTTTCTGAAAAAGTTGGATACAAATCTAAACCAATAGCTTCAGAAGACATGGCAAGCCAAGGTGCGGCTGACCCGTATTCTGGTCAATATATACCCGGCATATCTCAAGCAGAAGTAAACCGGATGCTTTCTGAAAGCGGTAAGGGTGTTATTTCTGGAGTTGCACAAACTGCTACCGGGCTTGCTGAATTGTTGCCCGGTGAGGCTGGACGCAAATCAGCTCAAGCAACAAAAGCGTTGCGTGAATTTGGATACGGACCTTCTCAAGTAGTTGGCTCTCTTCTTGTTCCTATGGCGGGAGCAACAAAAGCTCCTATATTGGCTGGAGCATTGTCAGGTGCGGCAACCCCAACGGGAGAAGAAGATACTCTAAAAAGATATGGTGAAAAAGGTCTTGCCGCTATTCTAGGAGCTACACCCGGGGTTTTGGGTGAAGTTGTTGGTTATGGGTCTAAATTGTTAAATAGAGCACGCGGTAAAGAAGCTGTTTCTGCCGCTGAAAAATTACGCCAAACTGTAAAAGATTTAACTGCCACGGAAATTGCAACTCAAACCGAAGTGGCAAAAACTGCTGAAAAAGAACTTGAACGTATTTCAGCAGCACAACGTCAAATTGCAGAACGCGAGTCAGTAGCGGCAGAACGTGCTGCTCGGCAAGCTGGCACGCCGCCTGAAGCAATGTCTGATGTTCGCGCTAAAACTCTTGAGAAAACAAGAGATCGTGTTGCTGATGCTGAGAAAGCAGCGCGTGAAGCTGGGTTGAACGAAGCCGAAACAATTTCACATGTTGCTGATGTTGAAGGCCGTGTAGCTCAAGCAGAAAATGAAATTGAACAACTTGAACAGCGGTTGGCTTCTGGTGAAACAATTACGTCAGAAGGTTTTGGTAGCATCATTCGTGATACGGCTGAAAAAATTAGGACTAAAGGCGTTGAAGCACGCGAAAAACTGGCTGGATTTAGCAAAGCCATTTCTTCTGCGGGTGAACGTCCAATTGTTGGTACGTCAAACATTATCAAGCGAATTGACCGCATTCTCAAAAATGAACGAGATGAAGGTATTAAAAATACGCTTAATATTTTGAAACGTCAGCTCACTACAACGGTTCGGAATAAAGACGTTGCTGGCCTCAACATTGCTTCAACAGATAGTTTGAGAAAGGCAATGGACCGTATCCTTTCTACAAAAACTATTCAGATGGCAAACGGAGTTGCAGGAGATGCTGCCGCTGCTGTTCATCATGTGGCTGAGTTGAAAAATCTTTTGGTAAACGCTGCTAAGAAAGCTCATGCTCCATACCGTGAAGCCCTTGAAAATTACGCTAAATTGTCTCGGCCTTTAGATATTGTGTCTCGCAAAGGCCCATTGCGTGCGGTTTTAGATGTTGATGCTCTGTCTCAAGATTTCTTGCGTGGGTCCGCTGAAGTTGCTGGACGTGTCATTCAACGTGCAAAAGAAGGACATCCAGTATTCACTCGGTTGGTTTCTGAAAACCCCGAAATTGTTAACGGCGCTAGAGCATATTTCAATCGCGAACTTTTTGGCGGCGGTCGCGTTCCTAATGCGGATGCTTTGCGTTCTTTTGTGCAAAAAAATGAAGGCATATTGAAACAACTTGGAATTTATCAAGAATTTGAGACTGTTGCGTCAGCGCGTGCTTCTGGACAACGTGCTTTAGATATTGCCAAAGCTGAATTAACTCAAGCAAAAGCAGCTCAAAAAAGTGCTGTTTCGGCAACAAGAGAAGCTGAAAGGGCAATAACGGGAGAAACTAAATTGAGAGGCTTGGCTTCATCCCGTGTTGCTCAAGCTGAAAAAGCGGCGACCACGCCAGAAGAAATTGCTAAGGCTTCTGCATTAAAAGCTAAAGAAGCTGAAACTCGTTTGGCTAAAGAAACTCAAGCGCCAACAAAAGCAAAAGCTACTGCTGAAGCTCGCGCAGACGCTCTCAAAAAAAGTTCTGGAGAATTGGACACGGTATCTCCTGAACAAGTGGCTTCAAAAGCCAAGAGCATAGCATCTGATTTGCGTTCTACTAATGTAATTTCTGACAATGAATATACTGAATTGCTCAGAAACATAAATATGATTGATAACGTTTATAAAAAAACCAAAGAAGCTCAAGGAAAAATCAAGGCTTTGTTTTATGGAGGCGTAGGCACGGTTGCGGCAGAAGAAATTCTTCGTCGTGGATTTGGAGGCAATTAATGTCTAAAAAACAAAACGGTATCAATCCTGATCTTGAAAAAGCGATTTCAGACTTGCTCAAGCAGTCGATGACGGCTGCTGATGTTGACCTAGAGCAGAAACTGAAGGTAATTGACCGCGCTATCAACCTTGAGAAGCTGAAGCAAAAGGTATCTGAGGACGAATGGGGCAGTGGCTTTTCGGCCTCCGACGACGTATAATAAGTTTTGAAACGCATGGGGATGCAAAATGGAAACGAGTTTCTTGGCTATCGTCAGGATGGCCCTATCGGTACTTTCGGAGCGCGTGCTTACGATCTGTAGCCTCTGGATGACGTTCGGGTTAGCCTGTTGGGTAATGTATGAACCAAACATGATGCGGATCTACGTTTTGTGTGGGTTTGCGCTGCTAGGACATATCCCTAGCGTGATGAAAGAACGTAAGAGCGAAACTGGAGGCTCAGATGCCTGACGTAATGGCGATTATTCCGAAAGAAGAGCAGCTTGATGCAGTTGCTAAAATTCGGGTATCTCAACCACAGTCTTTGATCGACACCGACTTTGAGTATGGCTTACAGCCTACCAAGTGGGAGTTCATCAACATGACGAACAACCGTCCTACGGCATTTTATAACCCTACCAGCCCTCTAACTATTACCAATCTAACTTCGACCGGCAATGCGGTAACGGTTACAACTGCTACGCCTCCCGCGGTTGGTACGCCTGTTTACATTCAGGGCGCTAACAACGCTTTGGTTAATGGTTGGTTTTTGGTAGCAACCGTTAGTGCGGGTGTCAGCTTCACTTACAATTTGGTAAACGCCAACTCGCTTACTTCCAGCACAATTTACGATAGCACTAAAACTTATGTGTATTCAGGAACGTTGTATGCTGGAGCGGATATTCCGGTGTCGGCCTCTGCTGGTGCTGCATTTACCAATTCTGGAACGACCGTAACCGGCACGACCACTTATGCTCACGGGTTGAGCGTTGGTAACTTGATTTATGTTGTTGGTACAACTGCAAGCACAAATGCTCCTAACGGGACTTGGACGGTTGTGACTGTTCCTACGGCTAACACATTTACCTTTACCGTAAACAACACGCCAACCGGCACAATTACGGCTACTGCTGGCGCAACAACGACGTTGTATCAAGCACCAAATGGTTATTCAATTCACCGTGCTTATGATGGTGGTGTACAATTTTCGGCTGGTGCAAACTCTCCAAACGCACAAATGATCCGTCAAACTCGGCGTTATTTCCGGTATCAATCTGGTAAATCCATCGAAGTTTCTACCGGATCTATTTTACGGAATGCGTTTTTTGTAGACAGTTTGACTTCTTCTGGCAGCACGGTGACGGTTAACTGCAAGTTTCCTCACAACATGTCGCCTGGCGCTTACATCCAAGTAGCGGGTGCAATTGACAATAACTATAACGGAATTTTCCAGATTACGGGTACGACCAACACGACGATGACGTATTCTGCCAACGTCGCACCGGCCACGTCGCCTGATCTTGGTTTTCCTGTGTTTGTCACTTCTTACACATGGTATGGTGCAACTCACCGGCTTGGTATCTTTGACCAACAGAACGGTATGTTCTTTGAGTACGACGGCCAAAACCTGAATGTTGTTAAACGTTATAGCACTCAGCAACTCAGTGGAACGATTGCAGTAACGTCTAATTCTAACGCTGTTACTGGCACTGGCACTGCGTTCTCATCTCAGTTAACTCCGGGTGATTTTGTTGTTATTCGCGGTCAATCGTACCGCATTCAATGGATTAACAGCGACACGTCTATGGCTATTGCGCCTGAATATCGCGCTGCAACGGCAAGCAATATCGTGTTATCAAAAACTCTTGAGACACGCTATCCTCAGTCAACTTGGAACCTTGATCCGTGCGATGGTACGGGTCCGTCTGGTTATAAAGTTAACCTTTCCAAGATGCAGATGTTTTATCTGGATTATTCTTGGTATGGAGCGGGTTTCGTGCGTTGGGGTATGCGTACCGCTAACGGCACAAAAACCTATTGCCACAAAGTGCCAAACAACAATTTGAACACGGAAGCATGGATGCGTTCTGGTAACTTACCAGCGCATTATGAGTCCTTTAGCGTTCAACCAATTACAACTTTGACTTCATCTGTTACGGTTGGAGCCACTACAATCAATGTGGCAAGCACAACAGGTTTCCCACCAACTGGTGCGTTTAGGATTAGCGCTCCGGGTGATAGCGGTGCAATTGAATACATCAGTTACACGGGTTTAACGTCAACAAGTTTCACCGGATGTACACGCGGAAAGACTGGTGGTTCTGCTGCAACGGCGTTTACCTACTCGGTAACTGCTCCGGTTGCGGTTGAATTAGCTAATACGTCTCAGACAACGACGAGTTTATACCCTTCACCTGGTTCAATTAACCATTGGGGTACGTCGGCTATTATGGACGGGCAATTCAACAACGATTTGCAATTCTCGTTTAACGGCGGCATGTCGGCACCTTTGGCTGTGCAAGGTAGTGCAACCAGTGCTTTGATGTCTCTTCGCCTTGGACCATCCGTTGATACGGGTATTACCGGCGTTTTAGGTGCGCGTGAAGTCATTAACCGTATGCAGTTGAAATTGCAAAGCATTCGAGTTTTGTCAGCGGGTATTTTCCAAATTAGCGCGTATCTAAATGCTAACCCTGCATCTGGCACTTTTTCGGCGGTTGGCGGGTCGTCTTTGTCTCAAATTGCTTACCACACGGCGAATACAACGGTAACGAGTGGTGAAGCCATTTATTCGTTCTACACCAACAATTCCGGTGGTACGAACCTGACGTTGACGGAAGAAGATTTGACGACCGTTCGTGATCTTGGCAACTCAATTTTGGGTGGCGGCGTTACAAACACAGTGCCTACGTCGGCCACCGGTTTATATCCAGATGGGCCAGATGTTGTTACTATTGTAGCCAGAAACCTGACCGCTACGCCAGCAAACGTGACGGCTTTGATTTCTTGGACTGAAGCGCAAGCGTAAGGATAAAGCTATGAAAAACGAAAACGGTAAGAACGTTGGTGAGCATAAAGAAACCCGCCCTGTGCGCGTAGAAACGCCACAAGACGCTTATGGTCACGGTACAAACAAGTTTAAGCCCGGCACGGCGCCTCGCGGTGGTTTCCATGCTGTGTGGGACTTTAGCGGCAATGACCCTAAGAACAGCCCGACCGGCAAGCCTGAGCAAAAGGTGATCTAATGGGACAAGCGACATTCTCCATGTCTCAACATGGGCGGCACGAACCGTTTGAGCTTCAAGTGTCTCGCGGTCAAGTGCCGTATCATGCGTCGCAAAATATCTTTGGCTATGGAACCACTCCAGCTACGGCGGGATTGTTTCGCACGGTCTGGGAGAATATGGCGACCACTGATTATGTGTTTCCTTCGTCAGCTACCACTATGACCTTAACAGGTGGCTCCGGCGATACGGCAACCATCACAATTGTTGGTTTAGATGCAAACTTTAATGTTTTGACGGAAAACCTTGTCCTTAACGGCGCTACGGGCGTGCCTACGGTCAATGCTTATTACCGCATCAATAGCATGTTTGTAGCTACGGGAAGCCCTACTAATCCGTCTAACGTGATTACGTTGACAAACGGCGGTGTGACGTATGCCCAAATTAACACTGCTGTTTTTAACGGGGTAACAAGCAGCGTTGGCACTTCGCAAATGGCGGTTTATACCGTGCCTGTGGGAACAACTTTTCACGGTTTTCGTTATGGTGCGTACTCGTCGTTCAACGGAAACACTGCAAACTATACGACTTATCGCGCAATGATTAACTTATCTTCTGGTGTGCAACGCATTATTTTGCAAACTCCGTTTAATACAAATTATGAAGTGCAACGTCATTTCCCATTTCCGTATGTTGCGGGGACGGATTTGCGTTTCCAAGTAGCCTCTAGTGCTGCAACGGCTGCGGTTGTTAGTATCAACATTGGCGGTGTTTTAGTTACTAACGAAACGACAGGGATTGGTTACTAATGGCAAAACGTGGTTTATATGCAAATATCAATGCCAAGCGGGAACGTATTCGCAAAGGTTCTGGCGAGCGTATGCGTAAGGTAGGTAGTGCAGGCGCTCCTACTGCCGCGGCATTTCGCAAGTCCAAGAGAACGGCGAAGCGCTAATGGCTGGCCCGTCTCTCTCAGTTGGTCGGGGCGAAAAACAATCAGTTAGGGCTGGTGGCGGGTTAACTGCCAAGGGCCGCAAGAAATACAACAGGGCTACCGGCAGTAAGCTGAAAGCTCCTACGAAAGACCCGAAGAACCCGCGACATAAGTCGTTCTGCGCTCGGTCTTCTTCTTGGAAAGGCGAACGTGGTAAAGCTGCGCGTCGTCGGTGGGGATGCAGATAGGATGAGCTGTGGACCCGTTTACACTAATTGCAGGCGCAACTGCTCTTTATAATGGTATCAAATCGGCAGTAGATGCCGGTCATGATATGATGGAAACTGCTGATAAGGTTGGTAATCTTTTCAGCCATATTGCACAAATTGTTCAGCTCACTTCTGCACCTCGCAAGAAAAAGCTCTTTCAGTCTCAGGCTGAATTTGAAGCTGATGCTGTGAAGCTATATGCAGTAAAAGCAAAAGCTAAACAGATGCAGCTTGAGGTGAAGAACCTGTTTGTTGGTCAATATGGTCCGGCTGCTTGGGATGCCATTCAACGCGAAGTGATCGAAATGCGTAAGGATGTGGCTCGTCAGGAAGCTATTGAACAGCAAGAGAAAGAAGAAATCCAACAAGCAATGATGATGACTGCCAGTGTGATAGGTGGCGTTATTCTCATGGCTGGTTTATTAATAGTCATCATTCTTATTGCTACGGGGAGCGCACGATAATGGCATTTGGTATAGATGACGCGATTAGCGCAGGCTTACAAATCGTTAACAAGTTCATTCCAGATCCAGCCGCGGCTGCTCAAGCTGAAGCTGAACTCCGCACATCCTTGCAAGCATGGGACGCAAAACAAGATGAAACCAACACAGTCGAAGCTGCCAGCCCTAATCTTTTTGTATCTGGTTGGCGGCCTGCTATTGGTTGGGTTGGTGCAATTGGCCTCCTCTACCAGTATTTATTGCGTCCAATCGCCGTGGGGGCAGGGTGGCACGATTTGCCTGCTCTGGATCAGTCCCTTATGGAATTGGTAACGGCAATGCTAGGCATGGCTGGCCTTCGTACTTATGAAAAGACGCTTGGAGTTCACTCTAAATGAACGGGAATTTTGAAAGATGTCTTGCTCTTGTTCTAAAGTCAGAAGGCGGCTTCGTAAACAATCCCGCTGACCCAGGCGGAATGACCAACCTTGGCGTCACTAAGAAGACCTACGAGGCTTGGGTTAACCGTACAGTTGATGAAGCAGAGATGAGGGGCTTAACACCAGATGATGTCGCCCTTCTTTATAAACGTAATTACTGGAATAAAGTTGCTGCTGATAATTTACCTGTTGGCGTGGACTATTGCGTGTTTGATACCGCAGTAAATTCAGGTCCGTCACAGGCGGTCAAGTTTCTCCAGCGTGCTCTTAACGTCGTCGTTGACGGGGTACTTGGGCAACAAACACTCGCAGCAGCGAGCCAACGTGATGCCGCGGAGCTTATTGAACAGTTTTGCGAAGAACGTCTTCAATTTATGCAATCCTTAAAAACTTGGCCTACATTTGGCAAAGGATGGCAGCGGCGCGTTGAAGAGGTCAAGGCCACTGCCACCACGATGATTAGTCCTTCCTGATAAGCTCACCTTCAAACATGTAATTGCCAAGGTGGCCTAAGTTCATCCACGGAGCTGCATGGATTTTTCCGCCAATCTTTCGCCAAATGTAACAGAAGTGGTAGTCTTCTGAAAGCAGGCGACCTGTTTCTGGTTCAATGCTAGTGGCAAAGTATTCTTTGATCTCTTCGCGCAGCGTGTTGGTGTTGGCAAGATCCACAACATCGTTGAAATAGCTCGGCACATGTTCTGCTAATTTATCAAAGACTTCACGCTTGATGAGCATCATCCCAGTGCCACCGGCAAACACTTCCAATGGCAAATGTTGTGGCACATCGACCGTACCAGCATAGTCCACAAGGTTAACAACCCAAGACCCAGTGAAGTGTTTTAACTTGTCGGCTTCTACGCCACGTTTAACGGCTGCTTCAACTTCGTGCCAATTGATTTCTTTTTTTGGATAAATGCCACAGATGATGTCCTTATCTGCATCAAACATCATCATCACTTCGTGAGCGTTGAACCGAATATCTGCGTCGATAAACAAGAGATGGGTGCAATCGGTCTTGAGGAAGGCGTGCGTCAGGCTGTTGCGAGCGCGGGTGATTAGACTTTCGTTGAAGATGAACGATGTCCCCATCCCGTACTGACGTTGCATCATTGCGTGTTGCAACTGCATCATGCTCTGGCAGAAAAAACCGGTTGTCATGCCTCCATACATAGGAGTGCTAACAAAACAACGGATGGCTGGCTTAGTAGGTTCAATAGGTTTTGGTTTCTTGGGCATTGGTTTGCGTCCTCGGTTTGATATCGAATTTTCGGTAGCAGATGCGGTAGTGTGCCTGGCAATAACTCTGTTTATACACAGGTGCACCACAACAGATGGTATCCCAAACATTTTTAGGGCTGTCTAGGATAAAACGGCATTGAAACAAACGTGCTTCAAAGAACCTTATGTTGTTGTTTTCAATAGGTAATTCTGGCTTAGGTGCAAGTTTAGAACGTTTACATGCAGCGTTTTTAATTTTGGCTCTATGCGTTGGATTTGTAGATGAAAAGCGCAATCCAGACCTGTGGATAAATCCAATAATGCTGTTTTTTGTGCGCTTTAAAACTGCCGCTATTTCTATGGCGGTATATCCCTCGCCAACCATTTTGATGGCTTTGTCTTTATCTTTTTGAGGCCAGATGACTGACTTAATCACTGAAACCTCTGTGTTTCACGCTGTAGTTGTAACGTGGTTATGGCACGGATCTTAGCTTCAAGGTGCTTGTACTTTTGATGCTTCTTTCGAGCTTCCTGTAGCCTGCGCTGCAACGCTCTTAATTCAGAGGTAGTCTGAGGCTTTTGAAATGCCCACAATAGGGTCATAAGCTTTCGCTTTAACTTCTTTAGCATTCATCAACTCCATAAAATCGGTGAGCCTTAAAATGGCAATAGCTTCTTCCTTGTCAGCGCGTGCTATCACGACCGGTACTTGGCCGGGCTTGGCTGCTTTGATGGCTTGCTTCAGCCATGTGTAGACCGCTATCTTTGCATAGCGTTTGCATTCGAGCATCCAGCGGGGAAGATCAATGTCTCCCCCACCGTCGCGTGTTTGAGATAGGTTGCGGCCAGCCTCGTAACCATGCGCTTTGAGCATGTTGACGATGTCGCGCTCGAACCCAGCACCTTTGTCTCGTTGAGATTTCGACATTGCTTCCCCGCCCCAAAAGAAAATCGTGATAGGAATATTAGCCTAGAAAGGTATATCGTTATCATCAACTTTTTTAGGCCACTGCTTGTCAGCGTCCTGCTGCTGGTCAAGGCGGATCTTAATTAAACCGCCAAACTTGTTCTCAGACTTCCAGCCTGCAATCTTAAGCACCGTTCCGGCGCCGCATTCACGATCAAGCACGATTTCACCGCGGTAATCTGGGTGCTTTTCGGTGGTCTTTTTGCCGTTCTGCAATAGCGAGCCAGTACCAGGCTTGTGAATAAATCCAGCCATTATGCGTTCCTTAAAATGTCTAATACGGTGATATTTGCAGCTTCCAACGCTTCAATTTTGGCGTCCTGCTGTGGTCCGGTCAATTTAGAAGCTGCAATGCGTTCGACCATTTCAGAGTAAGAACGCATAAAATCTTCACCATTTTTGCACCACTCATGCACCCTGATAGTGCCTTCTGGACCTGTAGGGTCAGGCACATAAAACGGCCAATCGCTAGTTTCATCCTGATCTAGCTCGTCGGTAATTTCAATATGCCTTACCAATTCTACGTTTTTGCCAACAAAAGGTTTGATCTCAAAGTCCTGAGCCTCTTCAACCGCATAGTGTCCAAGTATGCACGCAGGGTATACCGCACGTACGCCTTCAGCCACGACACGCGCTTTTAGCATAGCTCGCGGGTACTTTTTCCAATTGTCTTTCGTTGCCAAGCCAATTTCTCTAGCCTGCTTAATTGTCCAATCAAGCGTGAGAGAGCCACCAGCAGGGTGAGAGAACGTCATCTCCACCTTGTCATCCGTGTAGGTGATATATTCGACCTTGCCGCCAGCCTGTTGAAAGCGAGCAAGGATAGCCTGAGATTTAAGAGCTGGCCGACCTTGGATAATGTCGTATTCTTGCACGACAGTGCCAGGGTGCTTGTTCTCAGCCTGTGCGACGATCATCACAGCCATGACCTGAGAGATGTCAGTAAAGCCATAGAACTTGGACTTCACAATAGCTTCAGCCATGCGTTGTTGATCTTGGAATGGTACTAGATCATTGCTCACTTTTTGAAACCCTTATTCGATGAACATAATTATGTTTCGTTGGATACCATTTTAAACTGCGCTCAAATTTGTTTAATAGCTGACGCATTCTTTCAGGGCTTCTGTCTTGCAAATCACCAATAGCTTTAAGTGTTAAGCCCTGATCTCGCAGTTTTTTTATTTCCACCATACGATCCCACTGTTGAGCGCGTATTGTTTCCCAATCAACCGTGTTGCTCATGGCGATACCTTTGGTTTGTTTTTAACGCCTTTTGGACGCCCTTTTCCTCTTAATGATGGAGGAGATATATCCCAAG